TCGATCTGAGTGCCATCCAGGCCCAATTCAGCCAGACGGTTCGTAACAGCATCGACGGGCGGAGCGGCGGTGGCAGTCGCGGCACCAGCAGCGGCAGTGGTTGCGGCTGCGGCGGGCGGTGTTGCCTCTACCGGCTTCGTGGGCTCTGCCGCAACGGGCGGCTTTACCTCGGTCGGTGTCTCCGGCTTGACTTCCGGGGTTTCGGGTGTCTTGGCAGCGTCATCTTTCTCGGTCATGCTACATCCTTCATCAATTTGTCTTGTTCAGCGGGGCCGAACGAAACTAGGTGAACTGGAACGCCCAACTTGTCACGCAATTCACGATCACACAAACGGTACTGTTCCTCCATCGAGTCGGGCAGGTCGATTGAGTAAACTTCGGGCTTGCAATCGAACAGCGAAGAGCAAAGCCCTCGTTGGTAATCTGGCTGTCGTGCCGGATCACCGCTGAAGATTCTAATACGATGGGAATTGTGAAAATAATTCCTATCGATTTCGCCGTAATTGTTGCAAACTTTCCACACACCGTTCTGTGATATCTGGTCGAACCAACTGATGGCCAACCCGTCGATAGTATCCCGGCCTCCACAGGCATCGATCGCATATCGAAGCAAGACAAAATCGAGAGGTCCGACTCTGATCTTACCTTGATAACGATTCTCTTCCTTATGGCTACCCGGAAGTAAATCATCATTCATTGTTGGATCGGCAGTCGGCATCGGCCCTGCACCATGTCTCACTGTGTAAGCCCGATGGACCCCGATTGTGGTTAGTTCTCCATCAAATCCAGCATCGACCAGCATCCGGTGCGTGAAATTCGGCAAAGTGCGGATCGCACTCACATGGGGGTGAAACCCATAGCGGTTATCCGTCAAAATGCCATGTGAACTCTCCACGATCGCTACGCCGTTCCTCTTGAGAATCTCCCGCTCCATATAATCGGGATCAACTATGTTGAGGGCACGACCGCTTTCGAGGAATCGTTCAACGTTGTGGTCAAGGAATCCAGGGTCCTCTAACAATTGCATTTCCTCTTCGACGATGGCGAGATCATCTGGGAGAAACACAGAATCGGACACCAGTTTCCTCAATTCTTCGATCTGACGATCACGAATCTTAGCAAGTTCGGCCCTCAGATCTCGACGCAGATCACCCACCCGGATTATCTCTTCCGGGTGCTTCACTGAATCGCGGAAGGCTTCACCGACTCCGGTTCCAATCGTTCCACGAGGATTGTCGCCTAGGGCGACTTCCTTTAGACGGGAAGCGACACCATGGTATGGTGTTGCGACCAACGCTGTTTCATCGGCTGTGAGAAGGTCGAAAGCGTTAGTCACTCCACAGTATCTTAGTCCGTCTGCTTCGTTCAGCAGTCCTTCGGGGCTTACGATCATTCGAGGCGTGATATGTGTTTTCACCCCCTCAAAAGTGCCGCAACCCCATTGGCTAAATGCGAAGTCGTACCTCTTGGTCGAGACTCCGTGGCTCCCTTGAGCACCGCCTACTTTAATTATCGTATGTGCCCGATGTTGGCAGGATAGCTTGTGGACTATCCCACCCTTTCCCCCATCGCCGGGGCCTAAATCGAACACGATGATTACTTTAGTAGACACAGATCGACCCTTAGAGGTTCGTGCTGGCGTTTACAGCCAGTCGTCTTCTTCCTTCTCGCCGCCAGCCACGTAGTCGGTGACGCTCTCACGCAATGCGTCGGTATCCGACTCACCGGCCCGCTGAGACGGCCAGAGGTTCTCGTCCTTCCAGACGTCCGGTTTGCCGTCGAACAGATCGCCCTTCATCGGGCGTTTCTCGAAATTTGGCAACTGCGATTGGGCACCAATCGGAATATCCACCATCGTCTCGGCGGTCCGCTTGGCCTGCGATTCATTCATGTTGCCGATCTTCTGCAAGAACGCGGCGACGTCGTTGAGTAGCAGCGTACCCTCGGTCAGACCGATGATCGCAGCTTGGACGTGCGGCAGGTACTCGGTGTCGGGCAGATTCACAACGCGGTTCTTACCGACTTGGCTGACCCAATAGCTGCGGGCCTGACCTTCAACGAGCAGCACGAAGGCGTGGGCACGATCCAGTAGGCTGCTGAAGATGTCACTGAGGTCGAACGTGCCGCCCTTCTTGAGTTGGTGGCCGTTCTCTTCCAGCTTCTCCCACACCTTGTCGCCGAAGACCTTCTCCAACTCATTCGGGCCGACACGTCCGTGGGTGGGAGCATCGGTCACGGTGAAGTCGTAGCCTTTGAGGCCGATCCGGTTGATGTAGTGGCGACAGAAGTAAGCCCCGGCGAAGATGCCAAATTCGGGGTCTTCCTCGCCGTCGCCGCCATTCTTCTCCGGGACCATCAGCGTCAGTTGCTTGACGATCTTGTCGGCCTGCATCTCGAATTGCGGGCGGCACAGGGCGAACTGATCGGCGTAGACATCGCCGAAAATACCGGTCGCGACGTGCGGGTCGTAGCCTTCCAGGACCTTGGCGAACGATTCGAAGGCATCCGGAAGGACTCGCATTGCGACGTCCACGTTGCCGCCCATACTGCCGGTCGTATCGACGCGGGTTTCGATGGGCATTGGACAGCCGACGAGCATTTCCCATTTGCCATCGCTTCGTTCTTCGACGCGGGGTAGGGACAGTCTGATGACACCGAATCCAGCCGGATCTACGAGCGGTTCGAGCTTTCCGGTGGATTTGGCTTTCTGTTCGGCTCGACGAGTGACGGCTCGGTCACTGGTGACGCCTTCGGCGGCTCTTGCAGACGAGTAGAGGGACCGGGTGAAAACGGTCTTTCCCATGTGTCAATCCTTTACAATCTAGAAGTGGTGAAATGATGGAACCCGGCTTTCCAGTGTTCAATCTCCGGGTCGTTGCAAAGCTGGTCAACAATTCCGTAGAATGCCTGATGTGCCTTGCTCGCAGCAGACATCCCTTCGCTGGCCAGAGACTGCAAAAGCCTTGTGTAAGGCAAGTCCGCGTCGTTCGTCATAGCGAGGTCAAGATCGCCACCAACTGCCTTTATCGCCAATTGGGCAGCGAGCTTGATCTCTTCGCGAACGATCATTGACGGAACTGGTCCTTCATGAACAGTCATACCCGACCAATCGAAGATCACAACATAGTGTTGATCCGGGTGAATCAGCACGTTGTTTCCGGTGATGTTGTGAACTTGAATACGGTTGTCATGTGCGAAAGAGATTGTTTTGATCAGCTTACCAAGAATCCATGCACTGGTCTGCAGATCGACACGAAGTCCATCCTTCCAGATCTTGAGTAAGGGAATGACGCCATTGAGTTCCAGGATCTCACGGAATCGGAGAATATTGACTTGCCTAGAACCTTGACCGTCGAAGATGAAGCTGTCAGTTAACTCCGGGAACCCTAGGTCATAATTCAGGGCACCCTCGTGACCAGCTTCCTTATATCGCCTCTCCACGTCGTCAGACGCCTCTTTGAGGGTCCGGAGAGCCCAACCGTTACGAGACAATTCGGAGTTCCTACTGGCATCCGTGGCGATCTGGAATAGCATTTCCCGACCACGTTCATCGGTGCAGCTTCGGAGGCGATAGCGATCATTCCCCGCTACTAGGCCACCGACATCGTAAGAACCATTCTTGCCGTCAACGATTGTCATTGAGTAGTCTCCTTGTATCGTTGAAATACAGGGAGGCGACGCAGAATAATTCCCCCATTAAACAGCGATGGCCGGAACCCATAGGAGTCCCGGCCATCGAGTTGGTTTCGGTTTGTCCCGCTACCTCTTGTCTTTTACCTCAGAATCGACCTTGATGCGACGTAGGGCTTCCTCAAGAAGGGCATCGAAGTTGGTGCGTTTTGGGTCCCGTGAAGACTGAACCCAAACGCTTTCTTTCCACGGAGCTTTTGACTTCTGATCTTCTGCCATGGCACTAGCATCGGTGTAGCTTTTATATACTATGTTTGTGCTAGCAAGGTTACACCTTGGGCTCAAACTTGTACTTCAAGCTTCCCGGTTCGCCAGTCCACACAGGAGTATGTTCCACGTTCTCGGCGACCACAGTCCCATTAATCCGGACTCGGCCATCATCCAGGACTTCCCCTTCGATCTCACCCTCGATCTTAGTCTTGGGGGTCGGTGGCGGATCAGGGTCGTCAATCGGCACCGGTTCTCCACCATACTGCCGAATGAGTTGAGGCCAACTCGGATCTCGCGGACGGTCGTAAGGAGCTTCACCCGTCGAATACCCAACGAAGGGGTACTTCGGGCGGTAGCTCATAATTCCACGGTGCGAGTTCTGGTTCGTAAAGGTGTGGGGCAAGTCATGATTGTGCCCGGCCTCGTGGGCCAAGAGCATCGCACAGGGATGTAAACTCGGCCTGTACCCACTGTCGATGTGATGATTCACGTGATCACCACATGTACCATCGTTGAACCACGCCACCCCGATTGTACTTCCGGGGATCGGCACGGACTTGATGTGGATGTTGTGTTGCCCATTCGGTCCATCGGTTTTCTCGATGTGGGCACATCCAACCAGCCGGTACGTCTCGTTGACCAGATCCATGGCGACATCCAGCATCGGCTTCCCGGACCACATGTCGAAGACCTGTTCCCTGGACCATCTCCAGACGCGGGACGTCACGATTTGCTCCAACTCTTCGTCGGAAACCGGACGCTTGTAGTGGTCCGGGAAGGTGTCCCGCTCAAGGAAGTACGTGCATGCATGGTTGTTCGGATATTGCTCATAACAGCCCGCTGGCCAACTGCCGCTTCCCGTCGCTTCCATCCTCTTGTGGGCTTCGATCAACCACCCACATTGTTCGGTTGGGAAACCAAGGAAATTGGATAGTTTTTCCGGATCGTCGTATTTCGCAATCTCCTCGTCGTAAATGTCGGGGTGAATGCAAAACCGATTCTCCGTAACAAGCGTCGCCGTCGTCGGATCAACTAAGGCAGCCGCGTCCGGGATATCGTCAACTGGCACATTGGGCATATGCCCAAAAGCCTTAAGCAATTGGGCATCTGTTTGAACAACCGTCATGGGTAAAGGCCCTAGAGTTTAGGAACGAACTTGTACTTCAGGCTTCCTGGCTCGCCGGTCCAGACGGGCGTATGCTCGACGTTCTCGGCGGTCAAAATCCCATTGATCCGAACGCGACCATCGGGCAGCACTTCACCTTCGATCTCGCCTTCGATTTTGGTTTCATCGGGTGGCGGCGGCGGAGCATCACCAGGGATGCCCTTCATCTTCGGCAGGTACACGTACCCGTCACTGAAGTACCGAAGCTGGTTCTGGGCACCCATAATCCAGGCACCCTGGGGCTTCGGCCCGAATAGTTGAGTCAGCGAATCACGCTTGTCTTTGGGCATCTGCTGTGCATCAGCCCAAGAATAAACGTTGCCCGCGTCGTCGTGTCCGTAGCACCACAGATTGTCGGGAGTCGCACCGCTCCAGTTCCCCCATGTTTGATGATTCGCACAGGGGAAATTGGTCTGGCTGAAGTTGTACCCCTTGTCCTTGTAGAACTTGAGGGTATGTTCGTCCCAACGACCGCCGAACATTGTCTGAGCATGACCACCAATTCGGCGAACCCGATCCACGCCATTGCCAGTGTAGTTACTGCCATGGTGGACTTGGCCCTGGGCACGGATGACTTGCTTCAGAGCATCAACTCCGCCGCTGTATTCCGTGATGGCTCCTTGCTCGAAGAACCACTCTTGGGCTGCGACGAAATTGATGAAGTCGTCCGGTTGTCGGCGGCACCACGTGCTGACAGTGAGGTCTTCGCTCTCTTGCTCGTCATCGTAGTCCAACGGGCCGGTTTCCGGAAGCTCTTCGCGAGTGTACTGTCGTGCAAAGGCGTAGCCGTACTGGCGAGTGACGGAAGCGTGGGCTCCCATATACCAGCCAGCACCGCAATAGCCTCTGAACATGTATGCCCACATCGCGATCAAATAGAGCATGATCTCGCGATTGGCAGGGTCCATGGCCCTGGAGCCGATGAGACCCTGCATCATTTCGACGCCGGATGCACCCACGCAGTTGCCGCTGTTCTGGAGGAACTCGAACAACCAATCGGGTGCATCCGGAAATTTGTCACGAGCCCACGCGATGAACGCATCGACGGAGGCGACATAGCCAAGCTCAGTGTCTGCCTTCAAGGTGAGAGAGTCGTAAACCATCTCGAACTTGTAGGAGTCCTTACCGGCGATGTCAGCGAATTCACGGCGATACCAATTCGCAGCGTTGCCGAGCGGGCTGTAATCCATCTCGACCGTGCCATCCATATTGACATGACGGTCGAGAAACACTCCATTGAAACCACCACCGTAGGCGTTTTCCCAGATGGTTGGCTTATTAGCATCATCATCCAAAATGATCAGATCAATCCGTTGATCCGGGATGATATCTGCAAAGCGACATTCAGCCTTCACAGCATCGCTCCTATGTTGGTGTCAGGTGGTTGTGGAAACGGCTACGGGTTGATCAACTCCAAGATCATCTTGATGATCTGGATGATCAACTCGATCCATATTGGGTCGAGATTTTGCCCGTTTTCGAGGCCGTCAGCCGCGTCCGTCAAACACGCGGCGAAGTCTGCCGCTGTCGTATCGGACGTAGCCGCCACCTTCGCCAATTCGTCGGACATCAAAGACGTTACTGGCGTCCAAGCCGCCACCGCGTCCTGCCTGTCGAGCACTTGTTTTTCGGCGGTCTTGACGAGCGTAGCGATCAATTGGTAGTCCGTCAAGCCATTGTCCAAGATTGCTTGACTCAACTGATTGTACAAGGCTGAAAGGACTGCCTGCGTTTCCTGCTTCTTTGGGTCGTGCGGTCCGGGTCCGGAATCCTTGACTGATGCCGCCGCTGCTTTGAACTTTTTTGCCCGCTCGTTCAGTTCCGGATCGGGAGGATCTGGAGGATCAGGGACGTTGGGCTGAACAAGTACCAAAGGGGCCAGGGTGATGACTGCTCCGTCAACGGTCAGCACATACTGGCCGTCGCCAACGTTCGTCAGGTCCAAGGCCCTGACCACTTTCGGTTCGTCATTCTTATTCGGCGTTTGTGCCTCACCAACACTGATGAGGTTTGCAACAAGGCAGAAGGCCGCCATTGCTGCGAAGATCTTACCTTTCATAGGACTCTCCCTTTGCCTTTCGGCGATCAAGAAACGGGGTGGAACTGTTCTTTGAGCGATTCTGCCCTCTTTGCGATCGCTTCTTCGTCACAATCGCAAAATTGGGTCTTAAGATTTTCGATATGCCTTTCATCCGGGACGCCCCACACATCATTGTTGGAATGGAGGCGGAGTCGCGGACTATTCAACATATCCCGCAGATCATCGTTGCTGTCGAAAACAGCAACACCGAATATTTTGAGCGTATCCTGGGCCTGCTGCAAACTAAATCCCTTGACGCCAATGGAATAGAATTCCTCAAGGAGACCTACAGCAAGGTCAAGATCGTGTTCGTCGGTCACATCATCTTCCTCAGAGTCAGCTTCAGACGGAGCGGCAAACAGCTTGCGAACTTCACGGCGTTTTTCATTATCGAAGCCGCCAGTGACGAGATGAAGGTACGCTTCTTTTGGTTTCAGTGCCATGGTATCGAATTCCTCCAGGCACTATCTACTCTGAATAACTTTGCTAGATCTCTATTCAGTTTCACACTGAGTCACCGAAAGTTGATTGTCGTAAGCAGATCTACGGAGACGAGACAAACGATCGAGATGACCGTTATTTCTCAGGTACTTGAAAGCAAGATTCTCGATAGAGAACTCGCCAGCAGACTCAAGACCAGCTTGCCGCATGCACTTGATGCGGTTCCTCACCTTTTCCGCTTCATCGAACGCCTTAGCTTGACCCTCCTCCACCATCCGTTCAATCCGATCGATACGAGCAACAAAATCCTCCGCCTTCTGCTGCACAGAGGACGTGTCCGGCTTTGTATCGACACTCGGTCGTGGCTCAACCAGCCACTCCCCAAACTGCACGGAATAAACGCCAGTGGAATGATGTGGTTCTTCGCTGTCTTGGATGTAGACCTCAACCTCGTGGTCGCAAATCCGCACATCGTGAGTGCTATTCCACATGGATTTGGCGAGCCGGTAGTAGTCACTCAGCAATTCATGATTCTCATCGACTCTGCTGAAGTCCACTACTACATGGAGGTCAATGTCCGAGTAGTCGGACCAATTGAAATTGGCCATACTACCAGTAAGAATGATATCCTCGATGGCTTCTTCAGGAATAACATGCTGCTGGCAGAAGTCATAAGCGATCTGCAGCAAGTTCTCTCGGATGTCTGGACGTAGAGAATGGTCAGAGGACCATAGTCCAGGATTCAGATCCTTACCACCGTAGGATTCGAGAATGAAATCTAGAGTCGCTGAGAAATCCATACTCTAGATTTGCAGCTACAGCGACCCTATGTTATACAGCGTGGCATGGACGTGCTGACCGTTCGCCCAACCTGGGTAACAATCATGCTCGTTAAATTTACTAGTGTACCGCCCACCGTCATACTCGAACTCGACATTGTGGACGTCATCACCATCCGGGTCTTCCCCGACCCATTCGTGGAACTCGATGAGGATACATTCAGCGTTTGGCTCCTCAATACCATCCATTGAGAGCCAAAAGCAGGTCCAAGGAGTACAATATGTCGGAGCGGTCGTACTTATAACAAAATCGTCGCTGGAGGTGTTGAGTGGATTGTCGCGGTCACCACCTTCCTCCGTGACCGCAACTACCCGATAAATCCTCCAAGGAGTTGGACGTGCAACCTGACGGCTTAGTAGCAGCAAGTTCTGATTATATCCAGAAACTGACATGGGTGGCTATCTATCAAAACGGTGAGATCACGGTCCAAAAAGATGAAAACGGAATGAAGTCGTCAGAAGTGCTTGACCATTCCAAAATGTACATCTTCCATCTCGTGGCCGACGACGATCAACCAGTATTCACCTTACGGCTCAGGCCCGGCCAAAAATTCTTCTACCGAGCCCGCACAGCAATGCGGGCTGGAATCGGAGTCCTAGACCGCATCCATATACTTGGTTGGCGAAAAGACAACGGCGAGAAATCCGTCTGCTTTGTGTCTGAGACAGACAACCACGTCGAAGTGGGCGACTTCATCCACAAAGAAGATCCCTACCGCCGATTACGACCCTGGATCTACGAGATCAACTGGCGGGAGCTGGATGAGATGCCGATTGCAGAAATAATTGACGAGATTGAGGACACAGAACCGGTTTCCCAGTGAACTGGTGGATCAAATCGGCCTGGAACGGGTCCGACTCGACAAACAAGTTGCACTCCGAATCTCGATAAGCTACACCCTTCACCTGAATCGCGGACTCCGGAAAATTTGCGTCTCGTTCCTCCGCAGTCTCGTAGGGTGACATCACTAGCCGTTCGTAAGTGACACCCCATTTTTCACACCACTGCTCAGTTGCCTCCCGCCATTTCTCCAGTCTGTTCGTGGCGATAAGCGGTACACAACAGCGGCGTGGGATATACTTCCCCGGCTTCAAATCCAGGAGCCAATCGAGGTTGTCCGCCCGATCATCTCCCCATTCCGGATCAACACTAATAATCCCATCAAAATCAAGTGCGAGACCTTCACCCAAGAACGGGTCCTTGATACCCGTCTCCCGTAAAGGAGCCATCATGAGAGTATTCATGATGTTCCATTCGAAGAGGTGCGGCGATGGGGCAGCTTGGACGTGATGATCAACAACGTGTGCCATCTCTGGTCTGGCGTAGACAGCGGCCATAATGACGTTCTTTGGCAGAATATTCCTGATCAGCCACATCGTGTTCCCATCGTGAACGGAATCATCCACGACGAATAATGGCCCATCATCCGTTACTTCTTTCTGCCGCTCGTCGAATCGGTATCCAGCACCGATCTCTTTCAACCCGCCTTTCTTGCTGACCTCAAAAAGAGGAAGATGCATATGGGCTGAGATCGCCGCTGCCGGGACAAGGCCGGACCGTGCAACGCCACAAATGCCTCTACAATTATGAGGGACGTGTCTACAAAGCTCCAGTGCATCAGTAACTAAATCAGCGGTCGAACGATAGGTCCACTCATCCGTTGGTTTGTAACCAGGAGGTTGATCATCCTGCTCGATCCGGAGATCACAAGTCTCACAAACCCTGATGGACGGCTTGGGAGCTTCACCGTCAGTGATACAGTATTTCTCTGGTGCTTCAGGATGGTGACATCGATGGGCTAAAGGACCCAGATGAGTCGCGATCATCCCACGATAATTGCAAGGGTGTTTCATGCTAGACAAAACCAACAAAAACGAAGTTATTACCGCAGCCCATATGATCCCTGGTTGGTGTTATCTACATGAACTAGCACTGATCTACGAACTCGTCAAAGACTCCAAATTCCACGTCGAGATCGGGACATTCTGCGGCAAAGCCACCTTCGTCGCAGGGTTGGCAATGGAAAACGGCTCCAGGATCGTCGGTGTGGATGCGATGAATTTTGGGTGGATTCAAGACGCCGACCCACACTTCCGGCTACCCTATATCACTGGCGACCACGAGGACGAATCGGTCAGTTGGACTGAGGATGTTTTCGATCTGACCTGCAAAGCAATCAAACTCCACAATCCGGACACCGATATCAGTCTCATCAGGGAGCCCAGCGTCCGAGCAGCAATCGAACTCCGGGACGAGGAGATCGATACCATCTATATCGATGGAAACCATAGCTTCGATGGAGTATGTTTCGACATCGAATCATGGTATCCAGCATTGAAACCGGGCGGTATCATGTTCGGCCATGATTACTGCCCATCGCATATAGACGTGATGGAAGCAGTCAACTTCAACTTCGGTGGCGACGAAGCGGCGAAATACCCAGGAGGCTTCAGAGTCCAGGGTGATACACGCATCTGGATTCACATCAAGCCAGTACCACCGCCTCAAAAAGAATCGAAGTCAACGAACGAGCCGGAGAGTTAACCGGTTTCCCCGGTCGTTGTACGACATTTCTGACATCAATTCTCTCATTAGCAGCACACCGCGACCATTTACCTGTTCGATGTTATCGGGTGTGGTAGGGTCCGGCACTTTATCCGGATCAAAGCCTTCACCTTCGTCCTCGACTACGAGCACTAGGTCTTCTGGGCTGATACCACACTGGATTGTGATGAATTTGGTCGGGTCGTGGCGATTGCCGTGCTTGATCGCATTGGAGATAGCTTCTCCAATCGACATGAGAAGGATGGATTTTTGGCGTCTCTGGAATTGACCGGCCTCGATCAGCCGTTCTAAGACTGCCTGGATCTTCCAGCATTTTTCATAGTCACTAGGGACTACCGCCTTATAGCTGCAGCATTCCATCTCCCGGTCCTCGAACCTAGGTGATTCACGCTACAGGTATGTTTAGACGATCTGGTAATGCCGGGTAGCTAGATGTTCAGCAGCACCAATGTACGAACTTGGCGTCATGCCAAGAAGCCGCTCTTTTTCGGCTTCCGGAATGGGCAGTCTTCCTAGCATATGCTTCAATCGTGCCTCAGTATTCTCGTCCCACTTAGACGGATCGTCATTAAAGAGGCTTCGAACAGTTTCGTAGGCGTCTTCTACGCCATACTTCCGAAGCACAGTTTGATACGCCTCAGCTAGCACTTCTGGGTGCCCACTCAGGTCGCATGAGATGGCTATCTTGTCCGCTTCCAACTTCTCCAGACCGCTCAACACGGATTTGTAGCCAACAAGACAATGGCCGAAAGCAACACCAAGGTTCCGCTTCACAGTCGATCCACTCAGATCACGCTGCAACCGCGAAACCGGAAGCTTAGAGGCCATATAGGTAAGAAGTGAGTTGGCAATACCAAAGTTACCCTCGGCATTCTCAAACTCGATCGGGTTGACTTTGTGCGGCATCGTCGAAGAACCAACCCGTTTGGTATTCAGCTTGAAATAACCATACGAGATATACTGCCACATGTCGTACGAAAGGTCGATCAGGATATTATTGATCCTGATTAGAGCCTGTAGGATAGCCGCGAGCCAGTCAGAAGGTTCCACTTGTGTCGTGTTCAGGTTAGATCGGAAACCTGTCACGCCTCTGACGAAGTTCTTACAGACGTTGACCCAATCGATGTCCGGATAGGCGGCATAGAGAGCGTTGTAGTTGCCAGTCGCCCCATTCAGCTTGACTATAATGTCGATCGATTTGAGATGGCCAAGCTGAGATGTAAGGCGTCTCTCGAAGTTCCGGATCTCCTTACCCAATGTGGTCGGACTGGCCGGTTGGCCATGGGTTCGGGCAAGCATGGCGGTATTGGCTTGGGCCAACGCTTTCGCAGACAAGCTTTCCGTTAATTTGAGAAGCGTTCCTTCCAGAATTCGGATGGATCGCTTTATCGCCGTAGCATAGGCGACATTGGTGATATCCTCAGAAGTCAAACCAAAATGGACAAGCTCGACGTACTGCCGTCTATTCGTGGATTGCTTCAGTCTTCTCTTGAGGTAGTATTCGACCGCTTTCACTTCGTGCCCGGTCTCTCTTTCGATCTTCCGGATTTCTTCGGCGATGGTGGGCGGTTCGAGCCTGAGAAGTGACTCAGATTCCAGCGGAGTCATAGAAGGCAGAATCTTGGTCAAATAACAGAGCCATTCGACCTCGGCGGAGTACATGAGATACGTCATCGCATCGTTGCCGATGCACTCCGATAATTCCTTACAAAGCGGGGCGTACCGTCCGTCAAGCGGGCTGAGTGGGTCCATCATTCAACTCTCTCACTGCTGCCGTAAACCATTGCGGTTGATCACCAAGACGCCACTTGGCGAATCGAGCCTTATACCTTACGTAGTAATCGCGATACGCTTGAACCACATCCGGATGGTAACAGTCTTCGGCAACAGCTTGACGGAACGGCGTGAGATCGACGAAGGGTATCGGTGGCTCGTTGGCTACGAACCATTCGAGGATAGGTCGCGTCTGGTGATGCGAGAGGCCCTTCTTTCGCAGATTGTGTGCATACCGCCGTTCGTATTCGTCGCAGAGTGCGAGGCCGTGCCGACCGGTCCACCGATAATTCTCCAGGCTCGTACGAACCCAGATACTTACGTGGTTGTTGACTTGGCTTTGGGGGCGATAACGCCAGACTTGACGTTCGACGCCCTTGTTGTTGGTGACGGTTCGCGGCTCCCGGAGGATTCGCGGGGCCTGCATGATGCGTGGGAAATTGAAGTGCCAATGAGCAAGGCACATCATATCCGCTGCTTCGAGGATGATTTTGCAGACGTGCTTATCGCAGTTCTCTACTGCGGCACGTTGCGGATCGAGATTGAGTACGAACAGATTCATATGGACCTCCTAATACGTGTCTGTTGCACGAAGGAGATCCTGGTTAACGAGAGATCGCGAATCCGGTTCGGGCCATTTCTTGGAGTTCTTCCCACTCTTGGTCGGTGAGTTCTTTTGGTTTGAACCGGTCAGCTAGGAAGGTGACGCCTTCGCATTGCCCGACGTGATCGATATACCATGACAGCATACGCCGGTAGTTGAAGATGGTTTCCTGCTGGGAAATAAGAAGGAATTCGAAGAAGTTCGCGGGAGATTCCGCACCTTCTTGGAGTGGCAACGGCCTAAGCTCGGACCATTCTTCCTCGTCTACGATCTGTGTGAGACCGTTAGCGAGCATGATGGTGCGTTCTTTGGGGTCTTTAACGATCCCGTAGTAGCCGTCGTCTGTTACTGTGAGATCACCCGCTTTCAATTCTGTATCCATCTGTTCCAACCCAATGGTAGCCGTATTGCTCACTGATAAAACGAATCAACTCTCGATCGCTCAAACCCTCTGCGACCAATGGGCCAAGCCAAGAGTTGACTGCTGTGAGCACGAACTCCTTGTCGTGGAGAGCAGTCGGATAGAGAAAGAAGCTGTGGCCGTTCCAGATCGGATGGTGGATTGTGACGATCCCGCCACATTCAAATACGGCCACTTCGTCGTGAGTCTTTTGTAGTTCTGCACCAAAGTAGTCAACTACGTTCTGGTGCCCGATGGCTGCCCCATTTCGGCAGCACGCTATGTCTTTGGCCTGTTCGAGGTCTGGAAGCTCTTTACCTTTCCAAAGCTGAAAATTGGCAACTGCGTAAACGAAGCAGCACGAGTCCATCCCTTGGGCTATGTAATCTGTTCGTCCAGCCATTGTTTTATGACATCTCCATGGCACTCGTCCGGCTTGCAGAAGCAGCCTAAACGACTGCCTTTAAGGGCAAGTACGGCGTTTCGAAATGCCATGTCTTCCTCTACCCTGTCATAAAAGTAAACGACAAAGCGATCGATGGCACCTCTTCTCCCGTATCTTCGGACCGAGAATGGATTGCCAAAACACCCGCGTTCCGGTGGGTCGGGTATTTCACCATCTTTGCCACGCCCGATGTAGACGTCATGCGGCTCGTTGCGGAGATTAACGACTGTCGTCAAGAGGAATGTCACCTGTTAGGTGTTTGGTGATGCGGCCTATAAGAGCGTCTTCAGACCAGCCGCCGAGATCTTTGATGCCGTCCAAGATGACGAGTCTTTTGCCGTGATCACCATTTCCATTGGTGAGCAAGTCCTTGACAATGGATCTCGCAAATCGGTGTGCTGTTTCATCGTTGAGCATGATATCTCCATAAGTCGGGGTGACAGGATTCGAACCTGCGACCCCCGGCTCCCAAAGCCGGTGCTCTAGCCAAGCTGAGCTACACCCCGTAATACATGTAGCCTCGGTGGGAGTCGAACCCACAGCATCTCGGATTTTAAGTCCAAGTGGTCTGCCTGTTGCCTACGAGGCCGAAGTGCGGATGAAAGGAGTCGAACCTTCACGTCCTTATCGGACAACAGGCCCTCAACCTGCCGCGTCTGCCATTCCGCCACATCCGCATTAGTGCGATCGAGAGGAGTCGAACCTCCACGCCCTTGCGGGCAATAGCTCCTGAAGCTACCGCGTCTGCCATTTCGCCACGATCGCATCGTGATTTTCGTAAAGATCGAAGATTGGCTTATCTATCTTCATGATCTTCTTCCTGAGTTCCGGAGTCAGAGCCGGGCAATAAGTGTTTGGCGGCTTACCCCTGTATCCTCGTTGGCTGCGTGTGTTCCTCTTCCTGGTTGCGGCGAGTATCTCCTTCGTGAACTGTGGATAACCCAAGATATCTCTCATGACGATTTCTAGCTCTTCGTACATGTTCTCATACTGGATCATATACGTCGGTGGGCACCACCGCAATTGCCCAGTCGAGTGTTCGCGTTTTTGCTTAGGCTCAATAACCATCTCATACCAGCCTTGCGAGTATGGCTTTTCAGCTAAGCAGACTTCTACGAACTGGTGAAACCCTAATCCCCTTCTCGTCGGCCTCCACCACCAGTCCATCTTGATATGATAATTATACAACGACGTATACCAATCAAGCGGATTTCGGTAAAACACAATCCAAGGTAAAAGATTCCAATTGGCGGAGTCCTTGAAGTAAACGGCTGTCTTGTGGCTCTTATAGCTTGGTGCTAACTCCAGAATTGGGATTCCCCACATTTGGCAGAGATGGTAAAACCACATTCCGCCAGTTTTTGGAAAATGCACGAAAATGAATTTTTCAGAGAGAAAGCTTGGCATCGTCTTCCTAGTAGCCGGAACAGGATTCGAACCTGCACGCCTCGCGGCACCAGATCCTAAATCTGGCGTGTCTACCATTCCACCATCCGGCCATACTTACATGAGTGAGCGTGAGTGGACTTGAACCACCGACCCCTACCATGTCACGGTAGTGCTCTGGCCAACTGAGCTACACGCTCGTGATGGCAAGCTTTATCTTCGCTACCAAATTGTCAAAGATCAAATGATCGGTCTGGTAATGGAGGGATGGCGGAGCGTTTTTGCGGTTTCCCTGCTCCTTCTTAGCGGTCCCCGGTGCCAGTTTGAGGGCCAACCGAAGATTAACCGCGTCAGGTTCCCTACGATCACCTTTCTACGAGTAGGGGAGGTGGGAATCGAACCCACGACCAACGGCTTATAAGACCGCTACTCTTACCACTGAGCTACTCCCCCAGAAATTACTGAGTTCGTATCAATGGCATGAATCTACTCCGTATTTTAGTAGTATGCTCGCGGACGCCATCAACGATTACGCCATCGAACATGACTGGGTTTTCTTCGTAAGAGGCGATTACTTCCGCAAGATGTACCTCAAACGACAACTTGGACTGTACCCGTATCTGCTTCTCGACGGGACTTCGTTATGGGTTGTCGATGGTCGTAGGCAAACTGGCGACCATAAAGCTCCTTACGTCCAAAGGCATTTCGATGTTGCCGATCCAACATGTTTCGATCAAGTCGAAGCCTTTCTAAGTGCGACTGGAAGGATTTGAACCTTCGACTTCCTCGTTATCAGCGAGGTACTCTAACCGGGCTGAGTTACAGTCGCATCTGTCTCTTCGTCGATCTCCTTTTGAGCCTCACGCTTCAAGATGGTGCGGACCGGAGTCCCGTCCTTCTTGTGGTACGTGCTGCTGTTGTGAGTGCGGTCGTTGTGCTTGCGATAGCTGGCATTCTTGTTGCTAGTGATCATTCGTTCATAGTTCCTAGGATTTATGGACGGATTATGTTGCTCATAATCCCTTATAATCCGTCGAGATCTGGTATCCAAGCTTCAAACGCTAGGCTGAACGGATGTCAGCTTTTAACGAATGGAGCTAGCATGAAAACGGCCCATCTGGAGGTCATCGGTGGCCTCATCCGGGTGTTTCCAGAAGGAAAATCCTTCGGCGACCCTTACGAATACGCAATCACAATAAGGACCCTCTCTCACGATAAAGTCGAAGTTTTGGGTACTCTCACGTCTCCAACACCATCTCAATGGCGGGCAATCCAAGAGTGCTTGAAGTCCAACGGATTCAAGGCTTTCGTGATCACTCGCAAGCGAGACGATGGCTCAACGGAGGTCCGAGAGCACATTATCAAGTAGCCAAGGAGGGAGTCGAACCCTCACGCCCTGTGGGCACTGGTTCTTGAAACCAGCGTGTCTACCGTTCCACCACTTGGCCATGGAAGGCGGGCCGGAGCCCGCCCTCTTAGTTCTCTAGCGGGACGTTCCAGTACATCTCGCTAACGAATTTCTCCCACGAGTCCAGAACGATACCGCAATGGAACGTCGGAGCCCATCGCGGAGCCTTCGGGACCGTCCGGAGCTTCATCTTGGCCTGCTTTGGAGTCCGGTCGGCCTTCCTGTGGTTGCAAGCAACACAGGCGGCAACGCAGTTCTCGAAGCAGCTTGTGCCACCCTGTGCCCTTGGCACAACGTGGTCCACCGTGATCTCCTGACTTCCCGGTCGGCAACCGCAATACTGGCAGGTCCACCTGTCCCTGTTGAACAGGTTCTTCCTGCTGAAGGCGACCGTCGTGTTCGGGACCTTTCCGTAATTCGCCAATGTGACGACCTCCGGAACGCGGATTGTAGCTCCGACCAACTTGATGTAGGGATCGCCATCTTCCGGTCGGAGTTCGGTCCAATCGTTCCAGGTGTACTGAGCGTAATCGTGTGGGTCAACCACGCGGGCCGAGCCCACCCATACCTTCACCAGTGTCTCGGCGACGGTCTGGACATTCACCGGCTGCCACAGATTGTTCAGTACCAAAGTCGGTCTGTTTAGTGCATTGGCGGTCATTGCTCCATTCCTCGTGATAAACCCGAAGCTCCGTCATATCTTCGGTTAAGCGACCCTGACGAGACTCGAACTCGCAACTTCCAGATCGACAGTCTGGTGCTCTAACCAATTGAACTACAGGGCCGTATATGACGTTAAATGTGTCCAGTCCTTCCCATCGCCAGACGTCGTACCATCTGTAGTACAGATGAAAGCCTATCCCGCGATGGGCGAATGTGGTGTAGTCTCCCTTAAGTCCGGAGCGGTAGACGAATTGCTTCGACGGTGGTGGTAGCCATGTTTCGATTGTCTCACCGTCACATGGTCCGCCGACGAATGTCATCTTTCCGCGTTCGAACATCCTTCCTTCCTAGTTTGTGTAGTGGAGACGATCGGACTCGAACCGACAACCTTCTGCGTGCAAAGCAGACGCACTCCCAGTTGTGCTACGTCCCCATTTCATAATGAGCCTCAGCATGACAGGTGTACGACGGGGATCGAACCCGCATGGTGTTACCACCTCTTGGTTCACAGCCAAGCCCGGCAAACCAGTATCCGGCTCGTACACAGTACGGAGGACGGGCCTCGAACCCGCAACCACCAGATTGGAAATCTGGCACTCTGCCAATTGAGTTACCTCCGCATAAGCTGACCTGCTAGGAGTCGAACCTAGAATCGCCTGATTCAGAGTCAGGTGCATTAACCAATTATGCTACAGGTCATCAAGCTGGCCCGCTGCGATTCGAACGCAGAATACAAGATCCAAAATCTTGTGTATTACCATTATACTACAGGCCAATGAGTGCGGACGACCGGGCTCGAACCGGCGACAGCCACGTTGGCAACGTGGTACTCTACCAAACTGAGTTACGTCCGCATGAGTGGAGGCGGCGAGATTCGAACTCGCGTCCAGTGGTGTTGCTGACCGATCCGTAGGGTCTTGCTAAGGCAGTTACTACGTTAGGCTACCACGCCCGATCGCTCACTAGGCACCCTGTCGATGCCGGGTCGCCCCCGGTTACTCAATCCGTGTAAGGGATCGAGATTTTGGTCGGTGGTTCTTTTCCTTTCTTCAGGGCTTCTTTGGTTCTGTGACGAAGCTTTCTCATTTCGGCTCTGATGTAGGTCCGATTCGGACGACGGCCAACACGGCAGGCACGGCATCCACAAAACTTGTAAACGTTCGACATTTCCGGCTCCTTCTATTAGCGGTAAGCTAATAGAAGGGGCTCGTCGTGATTTTTCTCATGGTTTTGTCCTCCAGTAACCCCGCTCGGATTCGAACCGAGAATCCCCACTTTAGGAAAGTGGTGCGTTATCCTGTTACGCTACGAGGTCGTGCGTTAAGTGGAGGATACCGGGCTCGAACCGGTGACCCCGACACTGCCAGCGTCGTGCTCTCCCAACTGAGCTAATCCCCCATGAGTACCGCGTACCGGATTCGAACCGGTGACCTCCTGGCTGAGAACCAGGCATCCTGGGCCAACTAGACCAACGCGGCTTATATCAGTGCCCCCGGCTGGGCTCGAACCAGCGACCTGCTGTTTAAGAGACAGCTACTCTACCAACTGAGTTACAAGGGCTTGGTTTGGGACGTCTGCAGCGACCGGTGCTCCAATCCGGTTCTGCAGCCACGGCGGCCTAAGGAGCCTAATGAGCGGCCTGTCCCAAGTGGGCGATACAGGACTCGAACCTGTGACTTTCACTTTGTAAGAGTGACACTCTTGCCATCTGAGTTAATCGCCCGAAGCACTCCCGGCAGGATTCGAACCTGCGATCGTCTGATTAGAAGTCAGATGCGTTATCCACTACGCTACGGGAGCAAAAGCGACCTTGGGTGGATTTGAACCACCGACTTCCTCCTTCGCAGGGAGGCACTCTATCCGCTGAGCTACAAGGTCATCAGCAGTCCCGGAGAGACTCGAACTCCCAACTTCCACGTTCGAAGCGTGGCACTCTATCCAATTGAGCTACGGGACCATTCAGAGCTAGCGGTGGGGATCGAACCCACGACCCCGATCTTACCAAGATCGTGCTCTACCACTGAGCTACGCCAGCAACGAGTGGTACGGGGCGGAATCGAACCGCCGACACCCTGGGCTTCAACCAAGTGCTCTACCGGACTGAGCTACCGCACCTTAAACGTGTCTCTAGGCTTCATGTTCTGCCGTTCTTCCCAATCGTCCTTCTCATCAATCCACTCGGTCATCCTATCCATGATACTCTTGACCGCGTTGATCCCGATGTAACGGTGGATGCCCCACTTACCATCCCGCTTGTACCACGCCATCATCTCGATCTCAGGATCAAGAACATCGAATTTGTCGTAGTTTGGGTTATCGGGTCCAACCACCGCAACATTCACAAACCTCCGGAAATCATCGGCTTCCCAAAGCTTGACCGAATCGTTGATCATCTTCGTGATGGCTTTGTCGCTCGTGCGAACGATGAACACCGCCATCGATCTTCCGCTCTCCATCGATTCCATGTAGGCGTCGTGGTAGGAGAGGACGACCAGTTGTTCTGTCCCAAGTTCCTGAATGCTGAATGCAGGGGGCAGTTTTTCTGGTTCTGCCGGTTCTCCGGAATCTCGCTGCGGCTTCAGTACCCTCAAGAGGTCGAACTGTGTCTCTTGAGCGTGAACGTAGGCCGCGATGATTGTCATGAAGACGATCGTGGGAGTAATCCGAATCATTTTCTTCCCCTTGTGCGTGTGGATCGGTTTCCCAAACCAAGATCTAATACGCCTGGGGAGTGTGGGAGCGTAGGCGGGCTGACGGGTCCCTCCGAGCCTTAAGTCGGCCCCTTGTGGTTGACTATTTCCACAGGACCTTCCGCAGGTTGATCTCTTCGGGGTCTCGGCCTCATACAGACTATTAGTCCGATAGCCCTGGTCCGCCCGCCCGCTTACGCTCCCAGAGCCACCGGCCAGATTCGAACTGGCGACAGGCTGATTACAAATCAGCTACTCTACCAACTGAGTTACGGTGGCTGGGAAACTACACCAAATTGTCAAAGAACTAATGGCTATCTCTAGCCTAGTCGGGCTGACTGGATTTGAACCAGCGACCCCCGCGTCCCGAACGCGGTGCTCTGGCCAAGCTGAGCTACAGCCCGTTCAGTCGGGATGACTGGATTCGAACCAGCGGCCTCGACACCCCCAGTGTCGCGTCCTACCAGACTGGACCACATCCCGAAAGCTCCTCAGGGAGGACTCGAACCTCCGACAGGTCGGTTAACAGCCGACTGCTCTACCAACTGAGCTACTGAGGAATATCAAGAGGTCCTGACTGGAATCGAACCAGCATTGCCTGATTACGAAACAGGTGTCTTGCCGTTAGACTACAGGACCAATTGTAAGTGACCCGAACGGGAATCGAACCCGCGAACTTCAGCTTGAAAGGCTGACATTTCTACCAGCAGAAACTACCGGGCCTTGTGTGTATGTGTGAATATGGATCTCCCGCAACCTTGGTTTGCCGGGCCTCTTGGCCGCGTCTTTGGGAAAGTCGAAGGGGTTGCTTAGCTTCTCCTGACCCTCGGCAGCCGCCCGGCTGGATGTTCGGCATCTTGACCAAACAAATTCGCAGGGGCTGGGGTCAGGGTACGTGCATCACCAGTCCCGCGAGCGGCGGGCTTGAGAATCGTCACGACTGTTATGAGCGTCGTTGACATGGTGGTGATGCTTTCCTTCGGTTGAGAACTAATGTTACGTTTGCTTCAAATACATCGCTCTATCTGCGAGTATTCCTGCTGTTACATCCAGCAGCAGCCGGTTAATAAAAAGGACACAGCAAGGTACCCGGAGGTTCGTGTTTCTTTTCCGTATTTACAGAAAAGCGTCTCTTGCAACAATCGGGGGAGAAACTGTATGCTCGTCAAAGTCATCTCCGGAGGACAAACCGGAGCCGATCTCGGTGCACTAACCATCGCCAAACAGCACGGCCTCAAAACCGGTGGCTGGATGCCCAAAGGGTTCCTGAACCAAAAAGGCAAACACCCCGAATATGCCGAGCTTTACGGCATGAAAGAACACCCAACGAGCAAACGTTATCCACCACGGACGGCACTAAACGTCAAAGAATCTGACGGCACACTTCGCATAGCCGCCAACTTCAATAGTGCGGGCGAAGTCCTGACGATGCAAATGATCGATCAGTACAAGAAACCACACCTGGATGTGGACGCCTTGATCGACGACGTTTCGCCAAACGATGTTGCGAACTGGATCAAAAGGAATGGTATCAAAATCCTCAACGTCGCAGGCAATTCAGAATGGAGTTGTCCCGGTATTGGAGAATTTACAATTGCATTCCTTGATGAGGTCTTCCGATGTTACGCTGGATCTACTACACCTTCCGAAACCTGATCTACTACCGTGTCCAGCGACAAGTTGGCCATCAGCGGGTAATGAATCTAGCTGCAGCCCGCGAAATGGACGACATCAAGGATGCCCTAACGGACGGTCTTCTCGCTACGGTCGGACTCAAGGTCGTCGAGAAGGACGAGGATACCGTACCGTGGTACATTCCACTCTCCAAGTTGCAAAAGAGTTGGGTCGAGCAAGTATCTAGGCATGGATACAAGGTAGGGCTCACCTAGCAAAAATAAGTGTAACAAGGAGCACAATCATGCCGCGACCCCGAAAACCGAAGCGTGACCTTAGCCAACAAGAGGGTAATCCTACCCGTGCCCTCCAGGATGCCTACCAACAACTGATGGCTATCCAAGATCCGCAAGAGCTAATGGACGCGGCGGTTGGGGTCGTGCAGCCATTGGTCGGCAGGGGCATGAGCGAGCAGAACTATCAGAAGTTCATGCAAAACCTGCAAGGCTCCGCCCGCAGAGGACTCACCGGCATCCAGATGTTCCTCAGCAATTACATCCTCAAGGGCTCCGGAATGGGGGCCACCCTCGAAGCTGCCGAATCAGTCGCCAGCTTCATCACAGAGGATGTGAACGACACTCACGCTCTCACGCCGCAGCAACAAGCCTTGAAGACGTTGGTGGAATCCAACACGTCCTTCAAAGTCGTTCTTCTCTAGATATGGTATGCGGTATAACACAGTACACGTCCTAACTGTCTCCCGGAATGTCGAAAGACAAGAACAAGTACGCCGGGAATGGGCGGGTTGGGATATTCAATTCCACTACGGCTACGACTACCGTGACCTCAACTGTCCGGAGCCCTATAACAGACAATTTGCCTTGGCCTGTTGTTGGTGCGGCCATCACAAGATATGGGGTGAACTAGCTGACGAGAAGGGTTGGCATCTAATCATTGAAGACGATGCATTCCCGAAGCCGGGTATCCGTCAAGCAATACGGATGATCCAAACAGAAGAGCATAATTTCCAGATCGTCAAGCTCTATCATTACGTTGAGCCATCTTGCGAAATCTACCTGCCCAACGGTTTTCAGAAACAGCAATTGCTGGATTTGAAAGAAAATGCCGAGTATAGGAAAGGCAACAGGGATTGGGTCAGTACCGCTGCTTACCTCGTTAGAAATACCCACAGGGCACGAAGAGAGATCCTTTTTGCCACTCCGGATCTAGCCGTACATCTTTCTACATTGAATGTGGGTGGAATATGGCCATTGGTGGCTAATGTGAAAGGGGAGTCTATCATCGGCCTACCGGACAAATACGACACGAGCCCGACTAATGCCGGGCTCGCTGGTGATTCCGGTGGTTCTGATTAGAACCATTGCACCCCACCCCTATCTGGCGGGGTGGGAGATGGTCGGACGAATGGTGTATTGCCCTGGACGCTACTCGATTTAAACGGCAACAGACTGAATGGCCGTTTCGATGCCCCTTCCGGGCCTTTCTCTTGGCTTTCCTTGACCTTCTTTGCCGCCAGGGGCTTCTGAGCCTCCAGTTCGATCAGTGCAGCGGAAGGGGCAACGGAGGGCTTTCCTTGGGGCTCCGCAATAAGCATCGGTTCCAGGATTGTTGGCTTGATAACGAGGACTTCGGCCTTCTTGGGCTCTTCGACCTCTTCGACGACTTCTTTGGCGACCTGAACGGTCTTTTCGACCACTTCCGGTTCGCTCTTGGCGACCTTCGGTGCCTCTTCAACGACTTGTGGCGTCTCTCGGACGACCGTGTGTCTGCAATTGGTGCAGCGGTTCGATGAGTAGCGGATCGTCCGCAACCCCCACGTGAACACCCTCTGATTACTGCAGACCCTCGTTCTCACATTGCAGCGTCTGCCGAATATTCCGGCCTCCGCTACTGCCGTGTCGGCCATCGCCAACCCGGCTACTACCATTACCAGCAATAGTCTCCACATGTTACATGTCTCCGATTCCTTTGTATTAGCGGCTAAGTGTACCCCCAATAGGTAACTCGCCATTCAAATACGCCGAGAGCCCAGCTTTTGGCTGGGCTCTCGGTTAAAGATCGGAGGAATCCCGATCAACGGCGGCTCGCCAACAAGTGGCGTCCTAGGCGGCAGGTAGCAACAACCGCCAATTCCGGTGTGATCAGCCTTCCTTCTCGGCTCTCTTCTTGGCCAAGAGGAAAGCGGCCTCGACGGCACCGGGCAGGAGACCATTGCGAAGCAACGGATCAACGAACCAGTCCGGACCGGGCAGGTCGAGTGGCAGTACGTACTCGTCGTACAGGAGCGTTGCGGCTTCCTTCAACTGAGCCAGATCTTCATCACTGAAGTCACTACCCTCGGCCAACACTGTCTTGATGGCTTCGCCAAGCACGAGGATGAATGCCCAGACCTCGGACATTGTGACCTTGCCATCCTCAAAGGCTTCCATCGCTGTCTCAACGACAGGCTTCAACTTGTCATAATAAACGTTCGCCATGTTTCGATCTCTCCTTTGGATCTTTCGTGCCCACTATTCTAGGTTAGTGCCACCTATCATCTTATTTTTGCCCATGCCCCCACAAGAGACGTATTTAAACTAGATCCCACTTGAAAGGAGGGGGAATAGAAATGCAAACTATCGAAGGGCTCACAGTAGAGCAACAAGCCGTCAATTACGAGACCCTGCGGCACATCGAGTTCGTCCGCAATCTCATTGACAGAATCATCGTCGAGTTGATGGACCGTGCCCGCCGCCACGACCAATCCAAACTCAAAACCCCAGAGGTAGAGTTATTCGCGGAATACACCGAACGCCTCAAAGGCATGACATACGGCAGCGACGAGTACAATCAATGCCTCGCCGAGATTCGCCCAGCGTTGGAGCACCATTACGCCAACAATCGTCACCACCCGGAGCACTTCAAAGGTGGAATAAACGAAATGAATCTCGTTGACCTCATAGAGATGCTTTGCGACTGGAAAGCAGCCTCTACACGCCATAACGATGGAAACCTTCGAAGATCCATCGAGGTCAACGGCGACAGATTCGGAATGTCACCCCAACTAATCAAGATCTTCGAAAACTCCATCCCACTCGTTGAGGACGTAGAATAGGTCATGAAATCACGGACGTGCCTAAAGTGCCAAAAGGAATTCAAACACGAACTCCCGCCAGCCTACAAAAGAATATGCCCCACATGCGAAAGAAAACAACCCAAAGCTTACGGCAGAAAATCGGGGTCAGGCCCCGGTAGACGTGCTGGTAAGCATGTCGGCTCAGGGATCTAGTCGCAAAGCTCGATATACCCGGCTTCATCCAGGCTACGTAGGACTCTCTTGTCGAATTCGACCTCATGGGCGATTGAGATATGAGAAGGGTCCCCAGGTTGCTGCTTGAAATCGTTGAATCCAACTAGCTGGATTTTCCAGGCTCTCAAGTATCTGATTGACAACAGGTGTAGCACCATAGCCACGCCATTTGTCAGCGGTATCAACTTCGAGCCACCTGGACGCTTTTCTGGAAACCCATGCTTAGGGAGTCCAAATACATATTGATATAACGGGCTGATGTGGACTATCCGCACTTCCTTCTTCAACATTTCCGGGAAATAATCGGCGTATGGCTTGATGTCCATCTCATAATGTAAGAAGGCCCCGGCGACCCACATTTCCTCACAGTCGTACCACGGCTGCATACTTTTGACTTCTCTTTCAATCCATCCTTTCATCATCTCAGAATGGTAGACATGGACATCATCCGGAGTTGTCCGATCCCTGGTGAAGGCCCTACAAGCACGCAATGCTAGAATGTCGGTCTTCGTGCCGGTCATACCGGAATCGTAATGGATACACCTGGAAAACCGCATCACACAGTTGGCAGAATCGACAAAATCAGACCTGTCTCTGGCCATCGCTGAATTGCCAACGACGACAATTCTGCCGCCTCCTTTAGGGCCGGAACGCTTTCCAAAGAATTTGTCCCTTACGAGGTTGCCCTTAAGCGGGAGTAATACCATTGTGCAAGCTCGAAATCTAATTGGTTATCGATATCGACAGATGGTTCAGGCTGAACGAACACCTGCGGAGTCCTTCCAGCCGGGTACAACGCTTCTCTAATTACCTTCCCGTCAACAATATGACACGACGTGTCCCATCGAACCCACTTCGGCAGATATTCACTAGTCCGGTGGAAATAGCCAAACTGGAAATTGAGCGGTCTACCATTCTCGTCGGTTATGAAATGCCGCACAGGAGACCCTGAGAAGATCGAGTCGTGTTTTTCCCGATCCCAAGCTTCCATAATTTCCTTGTAATAGTCGAATAGCGGCGTCGTGCAATACGTCAGCATCACACAGTCGTCATCTGTTATCTCAGTGAACCAGAAGCGGATAGCGACTTGCCAGCCTTCCTTATTCACGTGGCCGTCATTCAGCCAGTTGAGGCCAAAACGATCTGCAATCCGCCGCCCATTCGGCCCATCACCAACGATAGTGATATCCGACTGCCGATAGTGCTTCAAGAGTTGCCGGACTTTGATAACCGGCAGTGGCTCACCTTCGTAGAAGGGCTCGAAGTTCTTGTTCGGGTATCTGGCGGAATTCTCTTTGATTGGTAGGATTATTTTCATCGCTTTCCTCCGTACTCGTATGTATTTAATCTTTAGCGGGATGCTGGGAATCCAGATCACGCCTCATTAACCATGGGCACGAGCCCGCAACAGTTCTTGAGGAGTGGTCTATCATGAAAAACACCGGCATACAGTGGGCAGATGATACCGTCAATCCGACCTCCGGATGCGACGGTTGCGAATTGTGGATTCCCGGACGCGGCGGGCCTTGCTACGCCGGAAACTTCCACGAAACTCGCTTGGCGAAATCCCTGCCCGATCTCTATGATCCCGTCTTCACCAACGTCCGCGAAATTCCGGGGCGAATGGCTAAGGCCGTTCGCTGCCAGGACCTGACAGGACGTGACCGCCCCGACAAACCGTGGTTGAACGGCATGCGTCGGAAGTTGTTCGTGGGGGACTTGGGTGATATCTTCTCTGCAGGAATCAGCTTTGATTTCCTGAAGGCCGATATCATCGATGTCGCCAACAGCAAAGAGGGATCGAGACATGACTTTCAGTTGCTGACGAAACAGCCAAAACGAGCGGCTAAGTTCGCAGAATGGCTGGACGAGCCGTGGCCGGAAAATGTATGGATTGGCACCAGTATCACCAGTGCCACTACCCGCAGCAGAATTCCGCCTCTGTTGGAGGTACCGGCCAGTGTTCACTTCTTGTCGCTAGAACCGCTGATTGATGAGCCCAAATTAACTACCAAGTTGTTAGAGGGTATCAACTGGATTATTATCGGCGGCGAGAGCGACCAGGGTGATCACGCCGGTCGAGATTTCCACCTATCGTGGATTCGGGAGTTGATCCCGATGTGCCGCGAAATGGGCATAGCCCTGTTTGTGAAACAGATGGGAGCGAATGGCTACGACAATGGTACAAGATTGGACTTGGTTGACGGACACGGCGGCGACTGGTCAGAGTGGCCAGAAGACGTTAGGATTCGGGAGATGCCGGTCCAGCGATAGAGGAGAGCTTGTGCATGTGGACATCGGCCCAATCGGCTTCGTGCGGGTCGATTCCATTTTGTTCACAGTAGTCAAGCCACGCTTGGTACCCGTAAAGGTCGATATACTCGGAGCGGCGTAGGGGTCTCTGTGCTTCTGCTTTACGCAAAAGTTTCTTTCGCTGGTCTGCCAGATATGGATAATTGGGCATACCACTGGCGTTCATTGCCCGTACGTTGGCTCTTTGAAGCTTTCGCTCTGATGTGCGGCTGGTACTTCGCAGGTATGGATGTGGCATGCTTTGTTCTCCTCAGAGTATTTTTGCCAAATCATCCATTCTGTGTTCCCAGAACCAGTCAATCCCCGCTTTTGCGATGTACCTGAGGAAGATTTCGTCGAAGTAGCCACATAGCATCATAATATACGTGGCGTTTGGATGGACTTCTTTGAGGTCCACGGATCTCTTGACGTCTTCTTTCTTTCGTTTGTTTGGATTTGTGAAGTCCCCAGCGGCTTTACATTCAATACAAATCATGTCCGAAGCCCAGAGAACTGCATCGATAGGTAACTTCGGCTCTTTCTCGCGAACATTGTGGCGGAATTTGAAGTGTTCGCCCTTGGTAAAACCGCGTTTGGTCAGCCAATCTCCTAAGAGCTTCAGTTGCCGTCGTTCTTGGGCATTGACGAGTTCGTTCCTGACGGCCACTGATGAAGCCATTCTGTCGATAGCCACCTCTACGGATGTTGCACGATTGATGAAGTGGTTCAGCACTTCAATAATACTACGCTTCTCTTCATCGGTTGGGTCTTTGAGGGCTCCCTTTCGGACATCTGCTAAACCACACAGTCGGTCTTGAGAGAGGGGCGGATCACAGCAAGCCCTTAGTACATGCAGATGATCTGGGATATGGATTTCGTTGACGTTTTTGAGATTGTCGGAGACCGAGAAAGCGATGTGTGCTGCGGGAGTGACTGTTGATCTTCCTTGGCGGTAGATCCTAGGAGCGTTGGCCTTGTACCAATCATTGTACATGGCCACTGATTCGGCTATGTCTGTTAGCCAGCGGGGTTGATATTCAATGTTCATGCAATATCAATACATACCCCGGATACGCCATCGGCCCGGCATTTCTGCCGGGCCGATGCGTGATAGTGGCAAAAGCTGCAATCGTGCCTTACAGGTTGCTGACGGTCACGACGCCGTAGTACAGGCCACCGTCCTCGATCAGCTTCTTTCCGTAGCGGGTCATGACACCCTTGTTCGGCGTGAAGCTGTTCGGGTCCAGCACGGTCGGCGTGCTGAGCAGCGGGATGTACGGGGCGTAGAAGTAACCGGCGTCCAGGACCGAGTTGCCTTTGAAGCCCATGAGGATCTTGCAGTTCGGGAAGAGAGGATCTTTGTAGATCTTCATCTTGCCCTGAATCGTGCCGATGTTCATGATGCCGACGTCCACGCCCTCGGTCGTGAAGGCGTCGCTGGCTCGGAAGTCGTTCAACTGTTCGAACTTCGAGCAGATGTCGGCGGACATGACCATCCAGTTGGCCGGGCCTCGCAAGGTCGTGCGGTGGATGATGTTGGCCACTTCGAGGACCTTGTACATCAGGGCGATGTTGCGGTCCGTGAAGTTGACCGATGCACCAGCGGCAGTCGCGAAGTTGTGGTCCGCTCGAATGGCCGCCGAAATGATCAAGTCGTTGATGATTTCACGATCGATTTCCGCGACCATCTCATCGGCCATCAGGTCGGTGAGGGTGGACTCGGCGTCGATGTTGTGAACCGACTTGAGGTCTTGGGCGGCTTCCAGGCTCCAGGAGGTCTTCAGCTTACGAGTGATCGCGGCGACCGAATCGCTGTCGATACTCAGCGTGACTTCCGGCTGGAACGGGTTGGCTTCCAGGTCGTACTCGTAGTTCACGCGGGCGACGGCCCCAACGGGGAAGCTACCAGCGGAGAGCGTGACTTGAACTTGGCCGGTGCTGTGGTCGAAGGCGGTCGCACCGGTCGTCGCGGTGTCAACGGCCAACGTCGAGGTGAAATCGGTGCAGTCGCCGACGAGGACGACATCCGGGGCACCATCACTGTCGTAGCTGACTCGCAAGCACGGCACGGCTTCTTCGCAGTTCGGGCTGGCGTCGGCTTCGGTCGAGAAGACTTCGACGACAACCGTACCGGCGAGAACCGGGCGGTGTGCCAGGGTTGCGGAAACGACGGTACCGCCTGTGATCGTCGCGTCTTCGCCCCGGACTTCCTGCGAGGAGTAGTACGGGTCGAGTGCCCAACCGTTCTGGCGTGCGAACGATTGTGCCGTGTTTTGACGCATGATCTGGGTACCGGCGACCGTCTGGCCCTTCGTGAGGGCGTAGCGGTACCTGATGTAGAAGATCAGGCTGGCCGGTTGGCTCATTGGCTGGACGCCGACGAGGTTGTCTGCGATCAGCTTCGGATAGGACTTCCGGATTAGCGGCAGGGCGAATCGCGTGAAGTCGGCGATGTTGGCGGTGGTCGTTTGGTCCTCAAAGATGACCGAGCGATTTTCCGGATTCCAGGCGTTGAACTGGTTTTCCAGGATCGAGGCCATCAGGCCGAATTTCTGTCGGCCAACTTCGCGGCACTTGCCGAGAACGGGGGACCACTTTCTCACGAGTTGGTTCTTCTTGGACTCGTGAATAACCGCTGCTTTGTGCAGGTCGGTTTCCTCGGTGATCGGGCGGCGAGTCTGTGTGCTCTCGGTCAGGTGGCGACGCTGACGCCGAGCGGTGGCTTGCCCACCCTGCTGTCGTGTAGGAAGCATATCAATTACTCCTGATCTTGCTCAAATTGGGTTCAGTCGGTCGAGTTAGACAAGATCTTCGTCGATTTGGGCCGCAATGTTGTCAACGGTGTAACCATTGCCGTTTCCGGTACCGGTTACGTGCGGCTGATTCGACTTCGCGGGTGGGCGACGATCCTGACTTTCGGTGAGGGTGGCCCTTGTCGAACGCGATTGACCACCCTGACGGGATTTGTCAATCCGCTGTCGCCGTGGCTTCTGGCCTTTGCCTTCGTTCACGGTTTTCTTCGGAGTTCCGGTGGTTTGCTCTTGCACCGTCTTGAGTGCCGTCGCAAGTTCCCGGTTCCGCTTCAGGGCCTTCTCGGCAATGGCGGTCTTGCGGTTGGCAAGTTCCACTGCCCGGTTCTTCTCCTCGGTCGCGACTTGAGCCTGACGCTTGAGCTTCTCAACGACGGCTGTAACGTCACCGCTTGGCTTACCATTTGGCTCCAACCCCTCCAGCAATGCCGAGATTTGGTTGAGCTTGGTGAGAGCTTCGGATTCGTTAAGGGCCGACTGCTTGGCAAGCTGTGCCTCGATCGCAGCACCTTTGGTTTCGCAGAAAATCTGCACTCTGCGGGCTAGTTCCCGCTTATGGGCCTCGGTTTCCTCGATGCAGACCTGCTTGGCCTGCTCGACCTTGGCCGCATACTCTGTCTCGAACTGCTCGCGAAGAGTGGTTTTGTAACTGTCCAGTGACTCACAGATCTTGCCTGAGAGTTCTGGGCTGACACCAGCCTTTTCGAGCAGTGCCTTGATTTTATCCATCGTGAGTTCTCCTCGCGAACCGTTATTTGAATTTATCTTTGCTCAGACCAGTTACTTCTCTACTTGAGACCGAAGAACTTATTAATCTCCGAAACAAGCAGATTGTTGTATGCGTCCGGCGAGAACCGGCTCCGTTCCTTTTTGACCGGACGCAAACGACGGTTCAAACCCTCTTGGATCTGCAGAATCGCACCATTCACCGAAGGTTCAGCGACCGCATCCCAAGTGACGAAAGCATATCCCGGCATAACCCGGTACAATTCCTTCCCGGCATTCTCGACGACTTCCATATCGCCAACGCCACGGGACGAAATACCAACTCTCACCTTGTGCTCGAACAAACCACGAAGGCATGCACCACAGGGGAGATTATGGAGTACCTCTGCCTCCCCGAAGACCTTACGGCCATCCATCCAGACTTTCGTCATGAGATGGCTGACTCGATCCAAGTGGATCTTGGCGTCGGCGGGGTGATCGAACTCACCCATAACCGCTCTCGCACCAACATCCTCCTGGATACCATTGACCGCTGGTCTCAAGACCTCAGAAGTCGAATAGAAACGACCGTTTGCATTCTCACGATCGCCCATCTGGACAAGGCCGGAGACCCGCATCGCGGGCAACTCCTTGCCGCCTCTTCCTTCGACGACAATATCCTGCTTGTCGATCACGTCGAACGCAAACGTGTCCTGAATCAACTGGAAACCGGCAGGAATAACGCCAGTCTCAGCAATCATGCCCCTGTTGAAGCCCGGATTCCGGTCTTCAAGGAGAGCACGAGTTCCTCGACGAGTTGGCAACATATCCGGCCTCCGTTACTTCTGGCTCATTGGTTTTGCAGTGGGAGGCTTGGTGCCCGAACCGTCATCAGTCTTCAGGTCTGGGCCGACCTCTTCCAGCTTATCGTCTGTCTTTCCAGTCGGCTTGTGAGCGGGCATGTCGCGAGGATTCTCTTTGACGTGCTTGGTGTACTTCGAGCTTTGGGGCTCGGTGACATCCTTGTCCTCAAGCATGTCCTCTTCCTCGTCGCCCATATCGGTCGGCATACCTTCCTCAGGACCACCCATACCCATCTCCTGACCACCGAGATCGCCGCCCATCTCGTCGCCGGGACCTTCTTCGTAGTCCATGTCGGCACCGGGCTCCATACCCATCTCGTCGCCGCCCTCGAAGTCAGGCATCATTTCGTCGCCTTCTTCAGCACCGGGCTCCATCATCTCGTCGCCCGCATCGACGCTATCGACGGGCTCCATACCAACGGCGTCCATCTCGTCGCCTTCACCGGCACCGAGATCATCGACCGGGACGTCATCGCTGACTTCGACCGAGATCCCGCCTTCAGGCGTTGTCGTGATGGTTGCCATGGCCTCTTCCAGAGCCTTGTCTTCGGTATCGGCGATCGGTCGGAGTTGCTCAATCGATTCGCAAAGCCAACCGTGGAATTCGCTGCCGTCACCCTCCAGCATACCAGCGGAAGCGAAGGCACTGTCGTACAGCTTCTCCGGAATCGGTATTTCAACCGAACCGTCTTCCGAAAGAATGACTGGCTTCAGTTCGCTCTCACCACCGTGGTCGAAGATGAATGACACGTCGCCAATCTGGCCCATCATACCATCTTCCTGGGCTTCACCCCACTGGATCGACTCATTCTTGAGTTCGCGTGGGGCGTAAGCGGTCTTCTTGAAGCCACGACCACGAATTCGAGGACCCTTGAACTGGTCTTCGGCCACATCGTCATCATCGTCGTCTTCCCATGGCTTGCCGGAACCGCCGTCATCGCTGCCGGAATCGTCCGAACCCTTCTCCCACGGCTTGCCAGAATCACTTCCGCCATCGTCGTCACCGCCGTCGTCGCTGTCCTTGCTTCCGAATGGGGGTGCTGCACCGGGGAATGGCTTGTCGCCTTCGCTGAAGAGGCTCACGCACTCTTCGATGGCCTTGGTCATGCGGCCTTCGGGAATTCGAAGCCCGATTGCCTTGATGGCTGCTTGAGCCATGCTGACCAAGTTCTGTTCCAGGGCCGGTCCTTGGAGTTTGTGCTCTACGGCCAGCTTGTCCATGATCCGGACTACCTGCTGGAGTTCGGAGCGGTCGGTGATGACCGGTGCCCCATATTCCATCATGGCAGTGTTGCCTTCGGCGAGTTGAAGCTCGTCCTTTTTGATGGCGTACGGGTCGGCGTTCTCTTCCAACTCCATTTCCATGCGGTCGTCGGTGCCGTGGGCACTGTCGTCGTCGGCGTCGTCCTTCATCTCGTAATGATTCGGACGGGATTCCTTGATGGCTTTGCCCTTCTGCTTACCTTCAAAGGGATTACCACCACCAGCCGGGGGAGCTTCTTCACCGCCGCCACCGCCGCCGAGAATTGCTGCGAGTTCGTCCTCAGGACTTGCTTCCTCTTCCGGAGGTGCTGCTGCCGCTTCCCCACCTTCCGGAGGTAGGGCTTCTTCGCCGCCCGCTGCATCGCCAGCGGAGCTTGATCCACCCACCTGGATCAGAGGAGAATTGATGTTGATGACTGGTTGGCCTTCGCCGCCAGCAGCGGGTTCTGGGCCAGCACCCATCGGATCGTCGCCGGGCATCGTGTCGAAATTGCTCAGCGTATCGGTTGCTGCCAACTCTTCTTGGATGGTCGCAATGAGATCCTCGGCCTCGTAGATCGCGGCGTCATCGAAGTCCTTGGCCTGCAGGCGGGCAATCAAGTTGTCCAGCTTGCTGGTCAAATCATGCGATTCCTTGATCTTCGGCGTCTTGTCCTTCAGGTCGGCCAAAGCGGTGGCCAGGGCGGACGCAGCAACTTGTTTGTTGCTGAAGGCTTCGAAGATGAGTTCGAGGAATTTGTCGTAGGCCGCCTCGAAGTTGGTCGCATTCTCCAAGATCTGGACGTTCTCGGCCAGAACGGGGTGCTCGGCCTTCTTGGCGATATTCCGCCATTCGTCGATGATCTTGGACCGACTGATCCGCATGTTGGTGCGGTAGAATAGGGTTGCCGTGTCGCGGGCCAATTGGTCGTTGAAGATCGCCTGGGATGCCAAGGCATTCTCGACCAACGTCTGGCATTGACCGCGTGTCAGCAGTGTGAATTCTTCATTCTCGTCGAGGAATGGCGTGACTTGCTTGACGGCATCGTTGATCTTGCTCTCGGATACGAGGCGTGCCGTGTTGTAGATCCGCTTTTGGAATCCCTCCGACCAGAAAGCGTTGGAAGCCGTGTCCCGCATTCGGCGAGCCACGAGCTTTCGTGCTGCCCACTTGGTGACTGGAAGCTTGACTTCTTCGCCATCGGAGAATGTGCCGGAAACGACTTGGCCGTTTTCGACAATCACGTTGTCTCGCAGGCTTTCGACGATGGTGCTAACGAGCCGGGCACGCACATCTTCACCCAGCGATTCGCCGCTGGAGATGGTAATGCGACGGACAACGTTGTCGCGGCCCTTGACGACACCTGAGTATGGGACTACTCGACCCGAAAAACGTTGAGCTTGCATCCGCTTGAAAGCGGAGCCCATTGTCTTCTGGTCGTTTTCTTCAATCGCGTTCACGAGCCGGAGGCAGGACTCACCGAAGAGGCTTTGTTTCTCCTCTTCGACGATCTCGACCGGTCGGATATTGGCGATTGAGATTTTGCCTCCCTTGTCGCGGGTATGCTCGGCGACGAAGAAGGTGTTGGTGTCAACGTCTTCGAAGTAGAGTTGCTTGGCGTGCAGGGCGACAAGTCGGTAATCCTTGCCAGCATGCTTCCCCATGCTTGCTACGCGGTCTTCGAAGAATGCAACGCGGGCCTGAGCGGAATCGTTCAGGGCTCCCAGAAACTTGCGACTATCCATTTTTACCGTTTGGGTAGCCGATGCGTTCTGATTTTGAGCCATCAGATGTACTCCTGCGGATTTACTCCGGTTTGTTATGTTCAACTATTACTAATTTTGAGTCGAGGACTGGTGATTCATTATCCTATAGACGACTAACCGACACCGGGATATCCTCCTCGGTGATTACATTGTCGTCTTCAGAAGCCCCTTCTTCGACCTCACCGGCCACGAGGACGTTGTAGACTTCTTTGATAACCGCATCACGCTCTTCCGCGTCCACCGACCATTCGACCAGCAGTCCACTATCTTTGTTGGGATCATATATTGGTGAGAGCTTGCCATTTGACTCCACATTAGAGCGAGGCTCATCAGCAGAGAGGCCATCAAGTTCGTTGCTCTCCAACAGATGCTGGAAACCGCTATGGAATTCAATCCCATCAGGAGACTGAAACTTACCAAGACGAGTGGCCCAACGCTTCACGATCTTCATCGCATCATTCATCCTGCCCTGCTTTCGCAATTCAAGAATCAGACGCTTCTCGGAAGCATAATCAAAGCCCTCGATAGGAATTTCGCCAGCTTCCTCATCAGAAGCCGGGACACCACCCTCTTCACCACCTTCCTCAGGTGCAATCTCACCGCCACCCTCTTCAGGCGGAGGTAACTCTCCCTCTTCACCACCACCCAAATCATCCAACCCACCAGGAGCACCGCCACCGGGACCACCCTGTGATTCCGTCTCCTCCATCTCCTTGAGTTCTTCGATCTCATCCGGAGACAAATCGGTGAAATGAGTAACAATCCACTCCTTCGGGAACCAACCAAGATCCTTCAAATCGGCCATCACACCAACGCGAGTCTGCCACGTCTCAATCCGATATAACTCCTCCATTGCCGACGTAGCCGTCAAAGCAATTTCGAAGCCCTTCAGATCTTCAACAGTATACCCACGCAATGCAAGATGGACGATGGCTACTTTCGTCAGACCAGTCGCCACTTCCCGCTGAACCCACTGCACTGCTTTAGCGAATTCGGAGTGTGACTGAGAGAGTGACTTCTCATTGGCTTCGCCGCCACCTTCACCAATTCCAACTCTGGAAAATGGAATCTTGGTCGGGGCAATCATCTTTTTCTTGAAGTATTCGATGTCAGCAATCTGATCCAGGTTTTCAGCACCTGGAAGTGTATCGACATCGGGGCCGGTCCCATCTGGACGTCGCGGCAAGAAGAAGTCATCCTCTTGGA